CCTGAAGCTAATCCAGCCGTAGCGCCTGGAACACCAACAGATTTAGCTATTGTTTTTAATTGTTTAAGTCCTTTTTGCCCCTTACCAGCCATTATTTTTGTTCCAGATTTATTTACTGGAAGACCTCCTACAGGGCCCATTGCTTTAAATGGTTTACCTTTATTAGGTCCATAATTTCCTCTTTTTTGCTTTGGTGGATGAACAGAGCCTCCAGTTGCAACTTCTAATATTGTTGTTCCTTCTTGATCTTTCATATCTACTCCGTGTGGAACTCCAGGTTTTTCTGTACGTGCTGGTTTTCCTTTTCCACCTTTAGTTCCTAATGGTTTCTTTTTTTTCTTTTTTCTATAAGGCCTTTGAAGAGCTGATTCTTGTTGAGGAAGAGGTAGTTTCCTTTTTAAAAGATTTGCTAACTCTTTCATTTTCTTCAGCTCTTTTGCTGCGTCTTGTGAAAGTTTATCTCTCTCTATTTGTTTATTAGTTTTTTCAGGCATAATACTTATTTAGTAACTTTACCGTACTTTTTAACCTTGCCACCTAACGCTGGTATTGGAAAAGATTTTGTTTTTTTAAATATGTCTTTAAATTTTGGTAATTGTTCAATTTGTTCTGGAGTTGGTCTACCTAGTGGTTGTTCAAATCTTGCTTCAGAATTAGGAAGAGGTATATATCTCGGGCCTTTAGGTCCTTTTTTCTTTTTTCCTTTGTTTGCTTTAGCAATTCCAGGCTGTCTATCACTAGACAGTCTAAAAGGATTTTTTTTCTTTTTTGGTTTTTTAGGTCTAATTGCCATAGTTAATCTCCTATTTAATGTATAGTAGGTTTTATAAGGTTTAGCAAGTCTCTTCCATTGTGATTCATAATATTGTTATATTCCTGTTCTGAAAGATTGTTGTGATATAGCATTTTAGCTACACCCATCATTGCACCCGCTAAAAGTATTTGTTCTTCTTGACTTGTTACGCCTGTATCAGCAAAATTCATCAATTCGTTAAAATATTCCTGTAATTTATCTGTTGCTGTCAACATTTTTTGCATTTTCCTTAGATAGATTAACATTTGCACGCAATTGTGCAATATCTTCGTTAGATTGTATCTTTTCTTTCGTTAAATCCTCGGTTTGCTGCATTTTCTGCGTGTCAATATCAATTCTAGCAGCATCATTTTCTGCTTTTCGTTGAATATCTTGTGCTTTTAACTGTAATTCTTGTTGTTTTAGTCCAACAAGAGGGTCTTGACCTTGACCTTCCATAGCTTGTTGCTCTTCAATAAACATTTCTTCAATAAATTCTGTTGCTTTTAAAGAAATTTGACGTTCCATTTCTTCTTGGAACTGAGCTTGTAGTTCTGGTGGTAGTTTACCTCCAAACTTAGCTGCTTCCGCTTGTATTTGTTCTTGATTTTCTGCTTCAACAATCTGTCTTGCTAATAAAGATATATGTTCCATTACATGTGCTTGTAATAAAACAGTTGCTTGAGGATTATTACGAACTAACATTGATGACAAAAATGTTCTATGTGCATCAATATGTGCTTGGTGCTCTTGATTTCTAAAAGCAATTAATTTTTTACCAAGTAACGAGTCCGAATTCTCTAACGCGGGATCTTTTGGTTTAGGTGTATCTGGCGGAGGTAATATAGCATCTATATCTTTTACTCCAAGTGATTGATACATTCTTTTGTAAGCTTCATATATATTATGAGATTTTGGATCAGATTGTGCCATCTGTAACTGTGTTTGTGCCAACGTAACACGTTGAGACATAGAAAAAATATTTGGATCAGACACAGGCATAATGTCAACTCGATCATCAAAGTCAGTTGATTTAACACTTGGTACAGCATTACTACCTACATCATAAGGATACCTTTGAGGTAAAAATTCTTTAAATACTTTTGCTAATAAATTAAATTCTGTTTTTTGTGCATAGTGTAATCTTTTATGTATTGCACTCATGACTCTTGATCCTCTTTCAATCAAAGCCATTGTCGTTCCTACAGGTGCATTTGCTGCTACACTGTCACCAATTTTTTGATCAGCGATAGAAGCAAAACGTTGTCCTGCTTGTACAACAAAACCTAATAATTGAAATAAAGTTTGATCAGCACCTTTGTAAGGTAAAGGCATTAATCCTGCACGCAGATCTCCACTTGGTGCATCAACATCTCTAAACTCACCTGGTTGTATAGGGCTATCATCATCTGCTATTCGCAAACCTCTAGCTTTAAAACCTGCGGGTAAATTTGCTAATGTTCCTGCATCAAGTAATTGTCTAAGAGCTGCTGTTGCAGTTCTTGATAAACCACCAAGCATATGAATTAATCCATAACCATAAAAACCAAGACCAGGTAAAAATTTGTAATGTACAAAATACTGTTTTTTCTTTTTTAAAGAATCTTGTTCATCATAGTTTCTGTATACAGATAAAACATTACCAGAGCCTTCATCTATTGTTACAATGTAAGGTAATTTAATTCCGTCAGGATCTTCAAATCCTGGCACGTCTAAATCAACATGCATTTCTAATAATGTATATGAATCATTCTTGTAAGACCCTGTTTCTTTCACACCATCCAAACGATTAACTTCTGCTTGAATACTATTTGTTTCAGCATCATCATATTCTTCTAAATCTACATCACGGTAAAAACCTGTGACTTGTAGTTTACGAATATCATTTTCTGTTCTTTTTAATACATGTGTAATTCGTTCTGCTGTTCCCAAATCTGTTGCTGTGTAAGGAACAATTAATTCTTCACTAGGAATAAACTTTGATACAGCTCTTCCCATTGTAGAATCATAATAAACTTTTTTAAAACTTGAACCTGATAATGGTAAATAAAATAACATTTGATCTAAGTCAGGATCAAAGTCTTCCATAACATGCATTACTTGATAGTTCATAAACTCTTGTACACGTTGAGCTTGTTGTTCTTTTTGTGGATCAGATTTACCAATCATTTGTACTCTGACTGGACCATTTGCAGGTAATAATTCTTTGTAAGCTTGAGCCTGAAACTGTGTAACTGTCTCTGATAATAGAGGATGTGTTACACCACTTGCTCCTTGAAATGGCTGTGATCTATCTTCATATTTAAAACCAAGTAGTTTTAATCCTTTTGCGTAAGCATCATACCACTCTTCTCTAGAAGAACTATCTTCTTTGTAATCACCAATAAGATCTGATGATATGTCCTGTAAGTCTTTCTCATCCATGTACTCAGCTAAGTTAGAATCAAACTGTACTTCTTCTTGTTCACTCATTGGATTGACTAACGCCCCTCCGTCTTCTGTCATTTCAATGTTTTCAACTGTTAATTCGTCAGGAGTCTCTACTGTTACTTCTTCAGCTATTACTTCTGTAGGTTCACCCGTTATTCTTCTTTCAACCATTATACCTCAAATATATCAATATGCTCGACAAGTCCACCTTGCGCTTTATGTGTCTTATATGGTTCTAACATCTCAGGAGTAATTTTAATAGCAAAAACTGGCTCCATGCTAGCTTTGTTAGGAACAGCGATAGGTTCAATTTTGTAATTTGGATTAGCTCTTGTTAATTCGGTGGCTTGATTTGGATTTGTTAACGTCGCTACCATATTACCATTTTGATCGGTAACACGATAGTGTGTAGTTCCTTTACCACCTTTTAACTGTACAGGCATGGTAATCATTTCTGAGTTATTACTTTGCGCTTGTTTCTTTAATATTGTCTCTATTGTAGATGTGTAATGTTTTGGTTTTCCAAAATTAGGGTTAGTAGCCGCTGTTCCTGAATTATCAATTACATTTGAAACAGAATTGGGACCACCATAAAACTCGTCCATACCAATACCTTTGTATTTTGAATCTAGAAACTGACCATCTCTTTTAAAAGCCTCAAAGCGTCTTACTTTATCGGCCGCTCTATCGGCTTCAGATGTAGCAGCATTTCCTTGAAAACTATATCGGTCACTTACATATTTTGATGGTGATACAGCATAATAGGAGGATGCATCAGGATCTTTTAATACAAACTTTCTGTATGCTAGTTCGTATAAATCTTTTTTAATTAAAGCATCCGCCCACTCGTCTCTATTCTTAAATGGTAGATCGGGAAATAATCCATCTATTGCATTTGAATCTATATCAATAAGTTCTTTCATCATTGTATCTAGATTGTCATTCAATAAAGTTGATAGTTTTGATAGATCTGCATCGCTTACTTCTCTTGTCTGAATATATTTATTAACTATTTCATCTACCTGTTCATCCATCTTCGCCACTCTTTCTGCCAATACATTTACCTCAGCGTCCGTTTTCTTTAGTGGTCTAAACACGGATTTATTCTTTTCATAAAAATTCATTGTTGCTTCTGCTAATCTATTTAGCCCTTGTAGATTTGTTGTGTTGCCTTCTTCTTGTATCTTACGAAGGGCCGCGGTCAGTTGTTGTTTACGCCCTGCGGCTGCTTGTAATAAATCGGATTGTATCTCATCGGCAAACGTCACACGAACCACGCCACTCGGATCAACGCCCGATGCCTTGGTTATCTGTTCTTGTAACTCTCTATTCTTAACAATGAGCTCATCCATCTGATCGACAAGACCAGGGCTAACCTGATCTATTTGATCAGCATATTTTGCCACCACCGTTGGTTTAAATGTATCACCAAATTCTTCCATTATTTCATCAATGTCCGCTTGATTGAAATCTCGTTGACCTGCTAGTCGGGATAATTTACTTTTTGTTTCAGCATACAAACCCTCTAGACTTCGTTTATTTTTATTTAATTCTTTAGTTGTCTGTCTAAGATTAATTTTTGTTTCAGGTCCTGCAACTTTAGGTGGCACAAAACCATAGCGGTCCGTGAGCCGCGTCCAACCAATAATGTAGGTGTCTTCTTCATTGGGTATACCAAAGTCATGACGTTGTATAGTCTCTCCACCGAACATAGATCGTGGATATTCGCCTGAGTCACCAGGTAATTTATCTCTGTTAATATATAAAACTCTTTCACGTATTGAATCGGGTATAGAACCAGGTTCAAAGTAACTAGAATAACGTGTGGCTTTCTCTCCATTTGGATTAATGATCTCGGACCCCGAACCTGTTGCATGCACTTTCATACCACTGATTGGAGCTGTTCTGACTTGTGAAAGAACATCACCTTTAGGTATTGGCATATTGTCATCGTATAATCGTAACAAAGCATTGATACGATAATCGTCGACCTCGGATTTTTTAATTCTGTTTTTGTTTAAGAAATCAAGGAGCTCTTGTTTGTTTGCAAATTGATCAGGTGCATTCGTCATTGCACGTTCTATGTCTGAATAGAATACAGATGTCATTGGTTGTTGTGTTATTGGTGTAACCTCAACAGGCATTGTTGGATCTAATTCTACTGGTTCGTTAGGTGTAGGATCAAATATATCTTCCTCTGCTCTTTTTGCTTTTTCTGTTTCTAAACTCTGTGTTTGTTTCTTTGTAGGATTTGTTAATTTTTCTTTTGGTGTTGGTATTGGTGCAACCTCATTAATAGGTGCTTTACCAAATAGTTTAAAGAAAGGTAACATAAGATTTGCAACTTCGTATGATCCTTCAGGGAGGTCATTACTCTGTTCTTCAAAAATATCTAAATCGTCTTCTACCATACCACCATAAGCATATCCTCCTGGACCAGAACTTTCTAGTATTTTTATTGCTTCCATGATGTCATCGTATTCAGGAATAGGGTCTCCTCTTTGTCTTAACTCAGCAATAATAGCTTTTAATTTAGTTGATAACTTTTTTTGTTTTCCTATAGGAACATTATCAACCATTCCTTTTATACCTACATTTGTCATTAATTGATCTATCTTATCAAATTCAGCAGCATCTCCAGTTCGTAAAGCTTTCGTTGCAGCTCCTTCTAAGAAGTTTTGAATACCTATGTTATACGGAGAAATATCCAAATACAAAAAGTCAGGGTTAACACCTTGCGCAATAAATTCTTCTGGATCTATATCCATTAAAAAAGGTTCTTTTTTACCTATGCCTTCTGGTGGTGTTAGTTTTGATGATTTAAAAGTATGAGCTATTTGAACGGATGGGTTTTTTATTCCATATACTCTTTCCAATAAAGGTTTTATTTTAGGACTTACTATTTTTCGTATATCTTCTAGTTTTTTAAAAGAATTAAATAATCGTTGACCAGGATTAGCTAAATCCGCAGGGTCTCCTATTTTTACATTTTTAAAAAGTTGTTTCATGCTTGTCTCAGGCATTGTTCTTGATAAAAATTCGTAAAATTTAAAGGTAGGATTTTGCTGTATAGAAGCTACATCTTTTTTCTCACTTAAAAAGAAATCAGGCTTGTTTTTTCCTGTTTTAGTTGGAACACCTTCTATTAATTCATTAGGATAATTTTTTCTTAACTCTACTTCAACTTCTTTTCTTCTTGCATCTGTTATTCCAGGAGGCTCTGGAGCTAATGTGTCCTCATCTACTTTTCTTTGCAATCCTAAATATTTATTTAATTCTGGATTCTTTTCAACTAATTCACTTATAATTTCTCTTTTCCTTGTTGTAGAAATACCCGCTTTATAGCTATCAGGCATTGCTTTAGCTAATTGATCATACAAAACAATTTTATTCATTTGAATAGGTGCATCTATACCTTTTTGTTTTTTACCTAAAAATTCTGTTGCCTCTGAAGCTCTTGTTGTTGCTACCTCATCTTTTGCTTTTATCCTGTCTGCTATAGCACCTGATAAAGTTTTTCGTTTGTTTTGATAAGCTGTTATTTCTTTTAAAAGTTGATCATCAATATATGGTTCATTTGTTTTAGGATTTATTGTTTTATTCAATCTAACATAATCTTCTCTTATGTTTCCCTCTAAATTAGATCTTTGTAAACCAATTTTATTAAATGATTTTTCAAAAATATTTGTAACAACATTGTCTTCTAAATCTTTTTTTGTAAAATCTTTTTTCTTTGTAAAATAATTTTTAAGATTTTGAGATATCTCTTTTCTTGCTTCTTGCAGTTCAGGTTTTGTAACCCTATTTTTTAATGATGTATCTTTTACAGGTTTTGTTTGTAATAATGATTCATCAAAATCTTTTAATGGTAAGCCACCAGGAAATATTTCATCTTTAGTTGTTAGTGTTCCTGTTTGTTTTTTCTTTTTTGGTTTTCCTTTAACGTGTCGTAATAAAAATTCTTGTTCGCCGTCTATAACTGGTTTTAATTTTCGAATTACTTCTTGGGCTTCTTCATAAGATAATGTTTTCATTACCTCTTTATTTTTAGCTAAATCAGTTAAACTCATCTTTGCTGCACTACTACCTAGTTTTGCAATTCCGTTTCTAGCTAATTTTATTAAACCTGCTCCTATGCCTGTAAAATCCAACATATCCAAAGGAGACAATACAACACCAAACATTTCTTCTCCTGAGAGATCCATAAAGTCAGTGCCTTCTTTTAATTTATTAAATGCTTTTTGTTGTGCGCTATACAAAAACTCTCTTGATCTAGTAAGATCTTGACCTATTGTGTATCTTCTAAAACCTAGATCTTCTAATATTTTTTCATTATCACCTCCATAAGCTGACATTGCATACAATGTTTTTAAAGGTATATTATACTTATCTGCTATTGCTTGATTGGTTTCTTGAACTTCTCTTAACTCAGCCAATGATTCTTCAGATGGTGCTAATCGGTTATACATGTTTGCAAAACCATCAACTATTTTATTTGTTAAAAAATCTTGACCTCTAGGGCCATAAGCATCTATTTTTTGTTGTTCTGTTAGAGGAGGAGCTACACCAAGATTAAAATCTGTTACGCCTGTTTCAGGGTCGGTTTCAGCACCAGGCATTGGTAGGTCTATAAAACCAGAATCGTCGTCAAATAAATTTACCATTAGTAATACTCTCTCGGTTCAATGTATCGTGGTTCATCCACGTAATCAGACTCTAGACTGATAAAATTACCCTGTCTAAATCGCAG